ACCTTTACATCTCCAACTGATTTGTCATCTGGTAAATCTCCATTATCACTATCTTCTTGTGTCCATAAAGTATCTGCGTGTGCTTTAGCAGTAGCAGTACCATAAGAAGCTGTAACTTCATTACCATCAAAGTCATAAGATTGATTGGTATTGATATACCACTTCTCATCTTTTTTATTGCTATCATCAAATACTACTTCGTAAATACCAATAGCTTGTAGTTCTGATGTTGACCAAAGCTGAAATATTTTAGCTGGGTATTGAGTATCTCCAATAACCATAGCTTTAGGATTATTTATAAATTTTGTTATTTCGTTATCTGTTATTAATGCGTACATATTTTAACTCTCACTTAAATTTAATGTTCTACCAACTTCTTGCCATACAGCACCACTGTATCTGAATACTAATATGTCTGTCTTACCATCTGTTGAAGTAAATGTTGGTGCAGTTGATGCTGCAAATTCAAAGATGGTATTAAAAGCAATAGTGTGTGAACCATTGTAATTAATTTCTAAAGCTATAAATGCACCTTCGACATTGTTAGTTGGTGCAGAAAAAGTTGTATTTTCTGTTGTTATATGAACTGCGTTTGGTTTAGCAGAAGCATCCCAAGCTACAGCGTTTGATGATGATGTTAATGCTTGTTGTGTAACATTAGCAGCAGCACCAAAAGTAGATAAACCACTTACATCACAAGTTCCATTTATATCAATCGCTGTTGCAGTTAAATCTATTTCACTTCCACCAGCAATACTTAATACAGAACCATTACCGCTGATATGTTCTCCACCAGCATCATTAAGATATATTTTACCTGTACTCGCAACTAATAAATTTGTACCATCAAAAGTTAAATTTGCTTCTCCAATAAGAGCATTAGCACCTGTAACTGTTGCAACAGTATTATTTGTTGATCCAGATAAACTTGTTCCTGAACCATCAGCACCAGAGTATTCAAAATGTACTCCAACACCATCTGTATTTGAGAATGTTCCACTTGAAACTACATGAGTTACTGGAACTTTAGTATAACCAGTGGCATCAGTTACAGCTCCTGTTACTTTGAATGTTGCATAAGTTGATGCTGTTCCTTCTTTAGTAATAGTTACAATACCTCTTGCAACTGCATTAGATACATCATCCCAAGATTGAACATAAGATGTTATATCTGCTGAAGCATCATCCGCATCATCTACATATAAAATTGTTGCACTTGCTATTGTGCCATGATTCCAAGCTATCTTACCTGCACCAGGATCAGCATCAGAAGTTGATGAACTCCAAGTCATTGCAAGTTGTGAGTTAGTACCCGAAGCTCCAGTAGCACCAGTTGATCCAGTTGATCCTGTAGACCCTGTATCTCCTGTTGTACCTTTGTCTCCAGCTCTAACAAAAGTTATAGATAGTTCGTCAGTAGCACTAAAAGTATTATTACTTGCTAGATGAGCAACTGTAATTTTATTGTAGCCACTCGCATCTGTAACCGCAGCAGTAATTTTAAATCTTGCATAAGTTGAGCTATCGTTAATATCAACTATATGTAATGAACCTTTAATTGTAGAAGTTGATCCACCCCATGATTGAACATCTGTAGCTGTACTAGCACCATTAGAATCAGCATCATCAATATAAATTTCTGTAGCAGAAGCATAAGTAGCATGATTAAATCTTAAATCTCCAGCACCAGGATCAGCATCAGTTGTTGATGTATCAAATTTATAATAGTAACCTGGTATTGCACCATCTTCACCACTAGCTGTAAATGCTACCCAAAATTTATCATCATTAGTAAATGTACCAGCACTATCTATATAAACTAAAGTAACTTTTGTATAACCAGTTGCATCTGTAACAGCTCCACTAACTTTAAATACCATCCAAGTATCTAATGTATTTGCTTTTGATATTCTTATTCTACCTCTATTGGTATCATTACCAGTTACATCATCCCATGATTGTACCCATGCTGAAATATCAGTACCATTATATTCTAAATCATCTATGTACATTTCAGTTGCACTAGAAATTGTTGCGTGGTTTAATCTAAATTTTCCTGCTCCGGGATCTGCATCTGTTGTTGTTGTTGAATATTGGAACATTGCACTATCTCCACCTGCCGGTAGAAAATCTGCAACTGTTGTTAATACATTTCCTGTACTGTCAAATCCTAAAGTTTTAGATGCTCTTGTCGCAGCATCCTCTGTAAATTCTGGTGTTGTAATTGAGTTGGTTCTTGAAACTTTAAACGATCTATCTAATTCCTCTTGCATCTGCTGAATAGTCATAGTTGCACGATCCAAACCCTCTTCATGAGATTCCGCAGGGAATGGATCATTAGCGATATAATCTATCGCTTGAGTTTGCGGAACACCTCTTCTAATAACAACTGTTTCACCAGTTGCAGGAGTATTCCCAGATGTAAATGTAACATTACCACCTGACGCATCTCCAGCACCAGATACTGTATAGTGCGTGGTTAGAGTTTTGGTTGTTTCAGTTCCTGTAGAGGATCTAATAATTACTTGTAAATCTGTGTCTGCAAATATTTTAAATGTGTAGGCAAATTCAGTTGTACTGTCATTACCCGAATACGAATTTTTTACTGTTGTGCTTGATACTGTCATAACTTAAAAACCTTTAAACTTTTGTGAGGGTTTTGTAAATAAATATTCTTGGTTATAATCTTTTTTCATTCTTTTTTCTACTCTTTTTAATACACCCGGATTCATTGTTTCGGCAAGTTGATAGCCTATCATATAATCATAAGCAGCCTTTATATAGAATAGATTTAAAAAAGGTATACTTTTCTCTATAGCATTATAAGTTTGTTTTGCGGCTTTACCACCTTCACCTGTCATAGCATATTTAAAAGCAAGTAAAAGATCAAATCCTGTTAGTGGTACTGGACCAAATGCTGCCATACCAATTTCAGCACTATTTCTTGTTTCTCTAAATAATACATCTCCATATATACCTAATCCACCACCTTGTAAAAGAGCAGACATTATAGTTTTAAATTTAGTAGGATCTCTTCTTCCTCTACCTCTTAAAAAATCTTTTATACTCATAGATAAATAACCTAAAAATGCAGAAGTTACCATTAAAGCTGTTATACCTACAAATCCTCTACCAAAATCTTTATTAGGTCCTTTAAAATAAGATAGCTCTCTACCTAAAACTTTTGTAACTATGGCAAATGGAAATGCTTTAAATTGACCCATAAATCTTATTGCTTCACCTTCTGGTGTACCTGCTAAATGACCTCTAGTCATATTAGCCTTTAATCTAGCATCTGGTTCAATTACTGCATAAATTGTTCTATCTAATAACATACCAGATACAGATGCTTTAAATTTTTCTTTTTCTATTTGTAATTGTCTTTGTGTTAAACTTTCTACATTTAATATTTTTTTCATATCAGTATCAGATATTTTATCTAACAAACCAATATTAATAAATTCCATACCATCATCTGCTTTTTCCATTGCAATTTTTCTAATAACATCCCATTTAGTAGAATTAATATTATATTGAGTAAAAAAATCTTGTAGCTGTTTGTTTAAATTTTTAAATTCTATATTTTTTTGTCTAGCAAAATAATTTGCCATACCTAACATTGAACCTTCTTTTAAAGTGTTAGTCCACCAAGAAAGTAAATTATATTTAAAAAATGTTCTTTGAGCATTAGACCAACCTTTACTTAAATTATCTCCTACTTGGTGTCTAGCCGACATATCGTAAATAGTATTATCAACAATAAACCCTAACATTTGTGCTATGTCTTTTTTTTGTTTTGTATTTTTTATTTTAAACAAACTACCTAATGCTTCTGCCATACCACCTAAAAAAGTTCTACCTTGGTATCTAACTTCAGAACCATAAATACCTATATCAGCCGCTGCTGAAATTGTAGCTCCACCTAGTTTAGCCATAGATGCTAAAGACCTAGCAATAGCAGAATATCTTGCTATTCCAAAATCTGCTACTGTATAAATAGAACCATCTATAACTTTCATATATTTTTCAAATTGTTCTGGTCTTGAAATATTTTCTGCTGATGCACCTTTACCATCATCAACCATTCTTTTTTGTACAGCAAATCTAATCTTTTCAAAATTTTCTTTTGGTTTAGTGCCAAGTGCATCTATCATACCAATGTTTCTTCCAGCAGTTTGTAAACCAGAAAAAAAAGATTCTTTTAAATTACCAACACCAAATTTATCATTATAATCAAACCAATCATCTGCAGTTTTAAAATGTAGTATTCTTTTAAAGTTTGAATCTTTTGCTATGTTTTTAGAGGTTCTTGCTCCATAAGAATTTGCTACTCCATCAGCTATTAAATATTTATTACCAACTAAAGTATTATAAACTTGTTGTAAAAACTCATCTACATTATCTGTGTTTGCAAAAGTTCTTTCAGCATCTATTTTTTGCATAACATAATCTTTCCATACTTTATAATTTTTATTATAATTAATATCTGTACCTTCAAACCTTTCGTTAATTTTTATATCATCTAAATTTCTTCCTAATGTGTTTGCCGCATTTCTAACATTGTATGGATCATGTGATTGTTTAACAATATATCCCCACATTTTAGCAATATTAGCTCCTCTATCATTTAATTTTTGTCTAATTGTTTCAGAATATTCTTCCATAATCTCTGCTAGTTTTCTTATTTGTGGATTTTTTTCTGTTACTGGTGGTTTTGTTCCAGCTCTTTTTTCCATTGGAGTTTGTTCTTGAGCAAGTTCTGACATTGCTCTTGTAACTCTTCTTTGTGTTTCAGCTTCTGTTATACCTTCTAAACCATCTCTAAACATTATCTCTAAATTGTTTGCTCTTAATTTTGCATTAAACCCAGCTATTAATTGATTAACACTTGCATTTTGTAAAACAGAAGCTGCTGCTCTCCCACCTTCAACTCTTCTATTTGAACCAACCATTATTGCAATTAATCCCTCTTCTGGATTATCCGGAAAACTTTTTAAAACAAAATCTGCTAACTTTCTATTTTTAACTTCATTTTCAATGGCATTTCTTTTATTTATTTTTTTTTGTGCTTTAATTTGTTCTGAAACATTTTTAGCAATTCTATCTACATTAACTTCATCAATAGAAGTTAGTTTAGCTTCTGCTTGTGCTATTTTGATAGAATTAATTATTTCTTCTTTTGTAGCTGAACGAATAGATGATTTTTTTAATAATTTTTCTACTCTTATTAAACATTTATTTGACATAATTATCTTCCATTAACGCAATTTATTGCGTCTTTAATTGCTTCATCTAGCTCTTTTGATTTTGTAGTAACCTCATCTAAATCTTCTGTTCTTAATTTTATTTCAGAATCTCCTTGTTCAAATTTTAAATTCAAATCTTTTTGTGATTCTCTAACAGCTTCTAATTGAATTTGTAATGCTTCTATTTCTGCATCTTGTTCTATACTATTTCTATTAACAATATTATCTTCTAAATTTTTTAATTCTACATCATCTATTGATGGTCTAGGAGTAGAACTAATATCTGGATTAGGTGATGAATCTGTAGAGTTTCTTAAAATTGGATCGGCATTTGCTATAGGAGTTACATCAACAGGATTATCTAACATAGTATCACCAAGAGCTTTTTGTAATAACATTTTTCTTGTGTTAGGATCTGTAGCTTCCAAGTCTTTCATTATTTGAGAATTTTCTGGATAATATTCTCTATATAAATTTATATCTATATCTGTTTCTGTGTCGTCTCCTAATATTCTTTTACCTTCAGTAATTTTTTCATTAAATTTTCTACGAGTATTTATATCTTTTAATTTACCAGCACCTACATGAAGTCCACTACCTAATATTGTACCAAATGTAACATTTAATAAACTGTCGTACATATCATAATCAGCTTGTAAAGATTGAGCTACACCATAAACAATAGGTTCAACAAGTGTTGCACCAACAGCACCTTCTACTGCACCTCTTATTGCTCTTGCTTTTATAAATCCTTGTCTAGCAACAAGTCTGGCAAAGTTAGTCTGTCCAAAAACAGGTATAAAAGAAGCAGCTATATTTATTGGGTCTACCATACTGGTTGCTAATCCTGTAGCAAACTTTGCAGCACCCACATAAAATCCACCAGATAAAGGATTCCAAGAACCTTTTGGTCCTCTCATCATAATATTTTGTCTAGCTCTTTCTTCATTTTTTTCTCTAACCATAATATCAACAACTGATTGATATTCATCTTCTTCAAAATATAATCCTATTTTTGCATATTCTTTATTTAACTCTAGTCTATCAACCATATTTTCTTTACTAAATCTTGATTTATTTCTTGCTTCACTTAAATCACTATAATTTAATAAAGAATTTACTGGGTTAAAATTCCAGTTATCAGCAGCAACCGCACCCAATGATTCAAATAAACTTACTTCGTATTTGTCATAACCGGTTTCTTGTGCTGTCTCATCTACATTTAGTCCAAAACCTAAATTCATATTATTTAATTTGAGCCATTAAATCACTTAATCTTTTAGCTCTTTTTCCTGTTTGTTGATGCCAAAGAGTTTTTCCTTTTATAGTTCCATTTGCATTATAATTATAAAGCATGTGTTTTGATGCTTCTTCATAATCACCTTTATTTATTGCTGCGATTGTTTTTTTAAATCCAGCTAATCCTTCACCACCCATTTGAAAAGCCATTTCAACTAATATTTCGTATGCTTCTCTATCTGTTGATGCAACTTTAATTAATTTTTTAACAGATTTATCTGCTGCCTTCATATCT